AGTACAACTTTAAAAACCCTCTTTGTACCCTCATCAACCACAGAAAGTATCTTGAACTTTGGTGTCTTGATGAGCTTTACCCCACCTTTTGTAACGAATGACTTCATCCGTTCAACTTCACCACGAGGCATTTTTCTGGTGTACTTGAGCGTAACATTTTTGTTTCCAATAGACAATACAGTTGACGACATTTATTATATTTGTACATAATAAAACTATGTGGCTTCTTGCTCTCCTCATACTCATTGATCTTTTGATTCTCTCCCAAACAGGAAAGAGACGCCTTGATGTTACCGTCGGTGCGTCAGTTTCAAATGGAGAACAGTGGACTATTTACGGGACCATGGGCTGTGGATGGACTCGTAAACAGTTAGATTACATGAAGAAGAATGGCAAACCCCACCGATTTGTGGATTGCGATAAGGAGGGTTGTTCAGGTATGGAAGCCTTCCCAACCCTCGTGAGCCCTAATGGCGAAAAGATTGTGGGTTACAGCGAGATTTAAGCCCGAACAATGCTGAGGGACAAGGCAAGGATGAAAGCATCAAGCATGGTAGAGATTGGCTTGAGAATGGTGATGTGCTTCACGAGGGATCGGTTCCATGCGTATCGGAGAACGAAGGTCGCGATGAGAATATTGAGAATGAAGAGGAGAAGCTCGGTGAGCATATCCGACTTGGTTTCAGACTTGGCGACACGGTCGAGGACTTGCATTTTACTAAATAGCTATATTTTTTTCTGTACCAACTACAAATGAAAAAGGACCTTCTTCCCACAAGTGGTTCTGAAAGAAAGTTCACCAACCGTCGTTGGGGGACTGCCACTGGTATAGGTAACAATAACTGCTATGCCTATGCCGTTGGTGACTATGAAGCCTACAGGTGGCAAAAATCAATCCCAGGTGATCGTTCGGGTCTCTCAAATAAACCAAATGATTACACAACTTGCACTGGACTTCCAAAGGCGGTTCTTTCCGACAACCCCGGAAAGATCTATCGTGTGAAAGCCAATGAAAAGTGTAAGAAGGGATACTATAAAGTCATGATGTTTGTGTGTCCTGGAAGACCAACAAACTACATTCGTCAAGGCGACTTCCACTTCTATGTTCAACACAGTGTTGTGGAGTATCGCATTAAACCCGGTGACACACAAGAGTCTGTGGCAAAGTTCTTCAAAGTTCCAGTCTCTCGCGTAAAGCGTGCTGGTAAATTTGCACCAAATAAGCGAATTGTTTTCCGAGCCAATGTCTTCAGCCACAAGCGGGGGTGGGCGACGGGACCGCTTCTGGTTGATGCATCTGGCAAGGCGATTAAAGATCCTCGGAAGGCGGATAGGAACTATCCTGGTCTAAACTACGAGCGATACTGTAGCTCATTCTGCGTCAAGGACAAGGGCATCAAGGTCGGAAAGACTCACCCCAAGGTCCGCAAGAAGACTGTCTAAATCCACTGTATTTTCAACATCAAAAGACATATCAAATATATCCATTATATTGAAAACGGCTTCACTCTCCAATGACACAGCATTAGACTGTGCTGTGTAATTGTTCTGAACCGTGACAGTAACCTTAAATTGTGAAACGTCAAACACTTTTCTACATATGGGACAAGTATTCTTACCTTTACTTTTCCATTCCTCTAGACAGTGGGAATGAAACATATGTCCACAACGGATCGGGGTATTGGTCCTTGTTGACCTTACCTCATTGAGACATATGGCACATTGTGACATTCTAGAGTATGGTTTCAAAGTTTTTATTGAAATTTATCACACCGTCTAATAAGTCTTGGACATATCGGTGTATCGGTCGCATGGATCACAGCTGGAACGAGATTGTTCTTGGATCTTATTGAGGAGTTCTGGCCCCTGCTTTTGAAGAAGTTGACGGTAGCTATAGTTGTCTTCGCGGGAAATTTTGTTTTGTTCCATGATGTAGTTATTGGTAAGCTGGGCTGAGGAGTTGAGGGTGAAGCATCGCCCGTCGGCCATTCCAAGTCGTTGAGACATCTTTATTAAAATACAATTAGAAATTAATTTGTCTATTCGTGATCGTCTGGAGCCAGGAGTTGAATCCCTTTGCTCTCAGGTGTTCAACCATGGGTTCACACTTGTGTCCCAAAAATGTATCAAAGACATCCGTCTCAGTGGTTGGGGAGACCCGAATTTGGGGATCGTCGTTGATGTGTTGATTGATAATGTTGTACGCAAAGGCAATCTCTTTGAGGGTCTCTGCACCAGTAATGATAATCTTGCCAGTTGAGAAGATGCTCGTCGTAATTTCTTTCATATCTTGAGCCGGTTGAAACTTGATTTTTACAGCTGAGTATCTGTCGGGTTCAAAAGAGACTTTAAAGATCTCGGAGTGGTTCTCAAAGTGTTGAGCCACCCTCATGAGATTGATGTTGTAGTTGAGGGAGAAGTTGGAGTTGATCATGACAACTCGGAAGGAATCCACTGGCATTTGAATCTCCATTCCCAAAAAGGTTTTGAAGATGTGGGTCAATTGGGTGATAATCCTCTTACAGTCAAAGAGATCACAGCATCCTGCGACCTGAATAGAACCATTCGGAAAAACCTTGACAGACTTCGTGCTGTAACTGTCATGGTATGTGAGAGTCACTTGATTGTAAAAAGTTGTTGGTTTCAATTTCCATTCAAACCCCGCGGCACTTTCAGTACCAACGCGTTTCAACTTGTATGACCCCAATTCCTCAAAGGTGCTGCGAAGTTTCTTTATGTCAATGTCTTGGATAAAGCTTGAGACCATAGTGATTGTCGTAATCTTTATCCAAGAAGGTCTCGTTTCGTCGGGAAGTTGTTTCCTAAACTCATCAAGGGTGAGGAGGTAGGAAAAACTGTTGTTGGCAATAGCCGAATACATGTGTGTAGCTTTCTCTCGTCTTTATCTAATTTTTAAGTAGCAAGTCGCGACTTAGGTTTACATTGGTAAATATTCCCAAGCTGGCGCTGTAGCGCTGAAATCTATTGTCATCTCTTTCTGATCCTTATTAACAGCATTTGTTGTTTTCAATACAGTTTTATCAGCATCCAATAGCTTAACTTTCATATTTTCAGTACGTTGCTGGCAACAGTTTAGTCTGTTTGTAATCACAACTTTTTTAACAGTTGTAGCGCTACCTAAGTCAATCTGCATGAAACTATCACCACTTCCTGTGGTGTGTGCAAAGTTAGTTGGTTCCTTGTTCTCATCAACCAATCTCGCAAATGGTCCAGCACTGTGTGCAGCACCGGGTCCACCGGTGACAGTTTTACCCGAAGCTACATTCACATCATTTTCATCAAATACTTCAACTTCTGCCAAGTTTATAATATTGTTTGGATAATCCACAGATGGGCGTTCTAAACGCACATATCTAACATTAGCCACACCTTCTGGGGGTGGAGGAGGAGGGGCTGGTCCTGTGGACGAGGGTCCTGTGGACGAGGGTCCCTTCTGACCACCCATTATGGTCGTTGCTACACTTGAAGAAAGGCAGCAGACGCTGAGAAGACCAACACCCGCAAGCATCGATACAACTGACATATTTCTTTACATTACTTAGAGATTATATTCGTCTGTAGATCAAAATGACATCTTTCATCAAGTCAGCTAAGGCTGTCTACGATGTTGAGTCTGAATTGGAATATGTTGAGATTCGGTATGAGCGATTTGTGAGGGGTAAGGGCTACGAGACCTATGTAGACTACATTAACACAAAGCCCCTCGCCGATTGGGTTGTGCTCAATTCCAAAACACAGTCTATTCCATATGAAAAGTTCTTAGACACGATGTGTGAAAAGACCCTTGAAGTCCGCCAAAAAATGGCCGAATTGGCCCTTGAAAATATTGTGGCCGATAGACGCAGTGTACATACATACATTCGGACAGCTTACGCGAGTACTATTTTAGATTCCACCTTCCAGCCACCTTGGATTAATATTAAGAGTGCTTGGCAGAGGGAGTTTATCCGGAAGTTTTGTGAAGATACGCTGATGGATATGGTACAAAGGACGACAAATGAATCAAGACTTGAATATTTCTTTAGCGTCTTGCGTAGTATAGAATCATCGCAATAGCCAAAAGGCAGATGAGAGCCCCCACAATGGAGAACTTTGGATTCTTGGCGACACCGACAACAACGCGCTCAATAAACTTTCTATCATTCTTTGTGAAACCTGTGTCAATATTTCTTCGTGGGTGAACTGGTCTAGATAAAGAACAGGCA